TGCAAAAGCTGATGATCCGCCGCGATCGCGTGTTCCAGACCGCATACATGACGACAGGTATCTGGTCGCAGGATGTGACCGGCGCTGCCGCAGGCACGGGTGTCGTCGGAACGGCAACAACGGTTTATTGGGACGACGATGCCAACAGCGATCCCTTCACGGACATCGCAGTTTGGCAGACCTCGATCCTTCAGAACACCGGCTTCTTGCCGAACACGCTGGCGATTTCGTGGAATGTGTATCAGGCGCTTCGCAAGCACCCACTGATTATCGACCGCATCAAATACACCTCAGCGACATTCGCCGGCACGATTACGCCCGCGCTACTTGCAGAGGCTTTCGACATCGGTCGCGTGGTGGTTTCCAAAGCTGTTTACAACTCGGCCGGCGAAAACCTGACGGCCACGATGAACTTCATCAACAGCAAAAACGCGCTGCTCTGCTACGTGGCTCCTGCACCTGGATTAATGGTTCCGAGCGCGGGGTACACTTTCCCGTGGGTCGGCTTCACCGGACAGAACAGCCTTGGCATTCGCGTATCGCAAATCCCGATGAACTGGCTCGGGTTGGGGACGGTGCGGACGGAAGGTGAAATGTCGTTCGATATGCAGATCGTCGGAAAAGACCTCGGGGTGTATTTTAGCGGCATCGTACAGAACTAGTCTGACTGCTCTGTGAGGGGGCGGTAAGGGCGGAAGGGCGGGCCTCAACGCCCGCCCTTTTTCAAAAGGAGAGACAAGAATGTTCGCGATGAAGGAAGCCGAAATCGGTGGCGCAGTTGTTCGCCGCGTCTTCTCATCAGGTGGCAAGCAGTTGACGCCCGGCACTCGGTTGACCGGCGACGAAGTTCGGAAGATCCCGAAAGCAAACCGCAACGCTCTGGTCGGTAAGCATTTCATGGAATTATTCCCGGCAGGCGACGTATCCGCGCCGACAGGCGGCGAACGTTTCGTGGTGTCGATGGGCTTCGGCAAATTCGTTGTGATCGAGGGCCGCAAGATGACAGCGGAACCTCTGGATCGCGAACAGGCTTATGCACTGGCTGGCCAACCGGTGCCGAATGGCAAACCGTCTCGACAGAGAAAAACGAAACCAGTACCGAGCGCGTAACCCTCAGAATTAAAGACAAAGGGAGATTCCAAAATGGCAACCGGCTTCGTTCAGCGCTTCAAGGGCAAGGTTACATTCGATGCGGGCGCGTTGTGGCTGGCCGGTCAGCCGCTTTATGGTCCCGGCTCCGCCCAATCTATCGGCAGCGTCGCAGCGCAAAGCACCACCACTCTGACGGGTGGCGGGATCAGTAGCATTCTTGCTTCGACGCAACCGATCTTTGCGCGTCTGCCAGCACCCACCATTGTCGGCATCGAAAAGACCATCGTATTTACGGTCGGGTCGAGCGGTGCGTGGGTCACTCTGCCTGCCGGTGTGACGTTCTCGGGCTCGACCTTCAACACGATCAAGACGGTTACGAATGGGGCCGCATCACTCGTTGGTGTGTCATCGATTGTCTGGGCAATCACCGGCTTTGCTTCCACCGGTACATTGACATTCTCGACTTCGACCTGATTCAGAAACCGGACTGAAAGGACAAATCCAATGTCTGTCCCCTTTGCCACCTTCGGACCCGGCATTCTGATCTGCACTCGTACCGATATTACAAACGGTACGCCGGTCAATGTCGGATACGCTCAAGAGTTCTCGCTCGAGTATGCGGGGACCACGAAACAGTTGTTCGGTCAGAACCAGCTTCCGCTTGTCGTAGCGCGATCTACGATCAAAGTGACGGGCAAGATCAAGGCGGCCGTGCTGAGCGGCATTGCCATGAACAATCTGTTCTGGGGTCAGACCAACTCGACCGCGACCGGACAGCTTTTGTGGACGATTGGTTCTACGTTCTCACTTTCGACCGTATCAGGCGCATCGACGGTTCCAATTCAAGTGGGATCATCGCTGACATTCGACGCGGACCTGGGTGTAACATACGCGAGCAACGGCTTGCCATTTCGTCGTGTATCGACGGGGCTTGAAACCTCGTCCGGGCTCTACAGCGTAGCCTCGACCGCGCCGGGACTTTACGGTTTTAGCGCGGCTGATAGCACGAACTTGTCGGCTGGCACGACGATGCCGATCAAGGTGACTTATTCGAGCACGACTGCGACCGGAACTAGCTTGTTAATCGCGAATCAGTTGATCGGCACATCGCCAACGTTCCAGTTGGATTACTACACCAACTTGAACCAGCCGACCGGCAAGGCATTCATCGTGCGGTGTTATGCTGCGATTGCATCAAAGTTATCCATGCAATTCAAGCTCGAAGACTTCCAGATGCCGGAATACGAGTTTGACCTGTTCGCGAACGCCGCGGGCAATCTGGTCAATCAAGTATTCCCTGAAAACTCGTAGTGAGGTAAGACAGACCTCTCCTCACCGATGCAAAGGAAATTCTTCAATGAAGGTCTGTCTCGTTGGTACGGCTCCCGGTTCAAGACTGATCGCGCCGTACAAAGATGAAAGTTACGAAATCTGGGGCTGCTCGGCTGGTAACAGTCAGTCGCAAGCTCTCCCGCGCATCACAAAATGGTTCGAGCTTCATGCGCTATGCGACATGATGGCGGCAGAGAATGTGGCATGGTGCGCTCCGTATTTCGGTTGGCTCCGTGCTCAGCCGTTTCCCGTCTACATGCAAGAGCACAACGAATATGTGCCCGGCGCAATCGTATTTCCGCACAAGGCGCTGATGGATGAGTTCGGGCCGAATCCAAAAAAGAACTTGGCTAACTGGTTCACGTCGACCGTTGCATGGATGATGGCCTTCGCAATCGTGCAGATGCGCGAGGGGGATGAGATCGCAATCTTTGGCGTTGATATGGCGGCGACCGAAGAACACTACTCGAGCCAGAAAGCCGGCTGCCTGCGCTTCATCGAAATCGCGAAACAGAAAGGGATTAAGGTCACGATCCCCTACGAAAGCTGTCTCGGAAAAACGTTCCCGCTTTATGGATACGCCGAAGCAACCCCGCACGGCCGTAAGATGGCCATTCGCGAATACGAAATCAAAGCCCACAAGGTCGGCCTTGACGGGCAAATCCGTTCGCTGGAATTGCAGCGGGCTTTCTTTGAAGGGGCGTTGGAATCGGTTCACTACGATCAACGGACATGGTTGGACGGGTCTGACGCCGAATTAGATACGGGGGAAATCGCAGGAGACGCAAAGGCTATGGTCGAATCATTGAAGGGTTATATTCCCGCCCCGCTGACCGGCGACTACACCGAGAACGCCCGAGGCCTATTCGTGCCACAAGGCATGGGGGCTGCCCCGCCGACACCGGGCTCAACCGTGACAATCGATCCAGCGACAGGGGCAAAGCATTACGGGATGGCATGCGAGCCCGTTGTCATCGGTCAGCCATTAGCCGGTGAGCAAAGCGAAAATGCTAAAGGGGCTGTGACAGACTTTTCGACGCCACAAAGCCCATTACAGACAGAGGCCGACAAGCGTCGGTCAAAGCGAAAGCGTAATGGAGCCGCAGGGGCGGAGGCATAGGGGCACTAAATGGCTTCATCGATCACCGAATATGCCGCTGCAGTTGCTTACGGAAAGGGCGCACTTTACGCCGTGAGCGTTCTTCCCGAACCGGCATTACGGTCGACGCCGCTTACCATTGGCTCGTCCGTGTCGACTTCAGCACTCGGCGCAGGAACGAATATTGTCCGTCTCGATATCGATACGGGCTGCTTCATTCTGTTCACAAGCTCTGGCTCGACGGTGGTTGCTACTTCTACAAATGCCGCGCACTTCTCAGCTGGCGCGCACATTCGGAGTGTGCAGCCCTTTGCGCGCATCACAACGCTATCGACCTAACCCGGGGGATGATCCATGGCTGCATATAATAAATTCAATATTACAGTGCAGGATTTCGCTCGGGCGATTCACAATCTGAGCACGACGACAGTTCTAAAAGTGATGCTGTCGAATACGCTGCCAACATCGTCGATGAACACTTCGACCGACATCACCCAGATCAGCAGCGGGAACGGCTATACCCTCGGCGGCTCATCCGTTGCAATATTATCCTCGATCCAATCGAGCGGGACGTACAAGCTGCTGCAAAATGCGGCATTGGTATTCACCGCTACGGGCGCTGTTGGACCGTTTCAATATGCGATCCTCTACAACAGCACGGCCATTACCAGTTCAACGATTAGCGGATCGACCGCGCCGCTGATGGGCTGGTACGACTATGGTTCTCCCGTGACGCTGGCGAACACAGAGACATTCACTCTGACATGGGATGCGTCGAGCGGCATTCTGCAACTGACGTAATCGGGGACACGGGGCGATGCGATGGTCGCATATAATAAGTTCGATCAGACCGTCGCTGACCTTGCTCACGCCTATCACGACCTGAGTACATCCGCCGCTTTGAAGTTGATGCTGACAAATACAGCGCCGACTTCGACCATGCGGACTTCGACCGACATCACGCAAATCAGTTCGGGGAATGGATATAGCGGTGGCTCGCTGGGCGGGATTCCGTTGCCGCTATCGGCACCCGCAATCGAAGTGGCCGGCGTGCTGATAGTAACGGCAAACCCTGTGACGTTGAGCGCGAGCGGTGGTTCGATCGGTCCATTTCGATATGCAGTGATGTACAACGCATCCACCGCAAACGTGACCGGGCCATTGATGGGCTGGTTCGATCATGGCAGTGCGCTGACAATACCTGACGGCAGCAGCTTCGTGGTGAGTTCATGAATCTGCTTCAGATAACATCAAGTCAAAATTTCCCTGCATTCTTTCAGGGAAATAGAGACGTAACAATTTCCGGCGCAAGCGGATCAATCACGGCGCTAAGAACCACAGCACAATTACCCGCAGTCTTTAGCGTCTCTGCGTCCGGCATAACGGCAACCGGGGCTGATAATTCTTTTGAAGATCCGGAATACTCATGGGATTTTGGGGATCCGTCAGGAACGGAAACATTTTTTGACCCGTATTCCAATACGACCGTTAACGCCAACAATGCTCAGACTGGCCCCGGTGCTGATTACACATACCGGCGAGCGGGTACATATACCTGCACTCTCACCGTCAGGTGGCGAAGTGGTGGAACCCCAACCAATCCTACTTTATCGAGCGCGACATTTACGATCCAGCTTACAGCCGCAGCATTCGATAATTCTGGCGGCGAAATATTCTTCGACAGCACGGCGATATCGGACGGGATCGGCACGTCTGGATCGCCATACAAAAATATCAGTCACATGGATGCGGCAGTTAATACCGTCAACTGTGCAGTCAATGTGAAATGCGGCAGCGATTATACCGGATCTACTGGCATCGTTCTTGGCGCAGGACCGCTTCGCATTAGAAGCTATGGGTCCGGAGCAAAGCCGATCCTTGGCATTTCCAGCGGAGCCGTTACCCCGCTGAAGAACAACGGCAGTTGCTCAGATATCGTTCTAACGAATCTCGTTCTCCGTCGAACCGGAGGTTCAACCGTTGATGATGGCAACGTGGTGGAGATCGTCGGAAGCGGAACGGACGTTCTGAATTATATTTATTTCGACAATGTTGATGTCACGACGACAATCTCCGGAGGGAATTCCGTTGTCGTGTTCATGCAGTACGATCCGGCGAGCACTACGACCGCGTCGCGAGTTCAAGGTGGAGGCTTCTGGGGCGGCACGATTAAGAATTCACAGACCAATGCCGTTCGGTTTGCTCTGTATGGTGCGCCCTATAAATGGTTCGTAATGTTTGGGCTGACGGAGATTTCCGGTAAAGGCACAGATGGCGAATTCGATCATCATGTCTATCCGAATACTCGGCAATACCAGCATTATAGGTATGTGCAATTCAGCACCGGTCTCCTGCGAAGTTATTGCATCAACACCAACTATGACCGGATCACCGCCAGTCTTGAGTATGCGGAATTCGTCTGTATTTCAAACTGTCTTTTCACTGGCGTCGAGCGGGGATGGGATGCAGGCAATGGACCGAACGATGAGACGCTTTCTCGATTCAGGAATTTCGTTTCGCAACTTAATCGCGTGACAGGCTTGAACGGTGGCATCGCTGGCAATTTTGGCGGGTGTGAAGCATTCAGCCAAGCCGAGACGATGACCACTCGTGATTCTCTTTGGTATTCAAATCCGGCGGATGGAAATTATCAGCCGGGTCCATGCTTGGGAGCATTCAAGGGAAAGTTTTATCGCAACAAAATGTACGTGATAAACAGCACATTTTCTGGGGGCAGCGGCGGTGATGACACTGCTGCGATCTCTTACGATCATACTGGATTTGTCGCAGCGCAAACGATTACTGATAATGTTATTTATGATACACGCACAGGAGCAACGGTGTTTGAAGGAAAGCCTCCAGCATCATTGCCCGGCACCATTGATCGAAACTCTTACTACTATCCGAACAATAGCAGCGGGAACGGAAATGCTTTTTGGAATACGGGCGTAGGCGGCTTGAGCTTTGCTTCTTGGCAAGCATTGGGACTAGATACGAACGGGACGCACAACGTGAACCCCGGTTGGAATAATCCGGCAATCGGAGACTTCTCGACATGACCGGAGATTTATAAAAATGGCCACGCTCGCCGTCGCCCCACAAAATCATGCTTCGACTTTTCCTACCTTAGCGGCCGTAACTTTAACGGGATGCGTCGATGGCGGCACGGTTGCAATGGCGATTATCGGCGATGATACTGCGGTCACCTTCGGAGCAACTTCCACGTCAGGGGATACTTGCTTTGCGCGTGGAAGTCCGCTCGTAACAAATTGGGGAGGCACGAATTTTGAGATTCAGCTTTTAGATTGCTTGGTCACTGCGTCTGGCAATTTTACTTTTGCCGTGATCGGAACCGGGATAACCGATATCACCAATATAACGGCGCTGCAGCTTAATGAACATTTGACGTTCGATAATTCTGCCGCGTTTATTGATCCGGCTTTTACCGGGACACCTGCTGCGAGCCTGACAACGGGTGCGGCCACCGCATTCATTCTTTCTATATTTGGCGGCACTACTGATGTGAGCGGTGCTGGTAGTGGCGCTGGCGGATCATTTACTTTTATAAACGTTGATGACAATCCACTCTTTCAAGGCGGAGAATATAGCCTTGATGCTGGCGCGGCTGGTGCAAAATCAGTTGATTATGCCGGATTTACCGGTCCAGCGAAGGCAGCAGTTCTTGCCGGATCATGGATAGCGGCTGCTGCCGGTTCGACCGCAAAGAATCGACGCACAAATACTCCAAGCGGAACGCGAACAGGTTCACGGCAAGTGAGAGCATCAGGGCTAATCATGCCAGAGCGAATGCCGTTCATTCGGGCGACAGAAATGCCTACGATAGAAATGAGATAAAGGGGAATCGGCCATGGCGCTCATCAACCAGAACAGCACTTATAATCGCAGCTTCTTGCTCGTGTCGACGGCGGATCACATCACCGGCTCGACGGGGCTTAGTACGGCGATCACTTTGAGTCTGATGAAAGCTGGTTCGACCGCGCCAGTGACATCAACTGCTGTTATCACCGAACAGGGTTTCGGCTGGTATAATGCCGGGTTGACGTTGACTGATACGAGCGCGGTCGGGGATCTGACGATCCACGCATCGGCAGCTGGTGCTGACCCGACAGATTGGAGCGATCAGATTGGTGGCGCGCCCATTACATCGAACTTGAAGAAAGGCCAGTCATCGACCGGCTTCACGTTTGCGATGACAAATTCGGGTACGCATGGACCAATGACAGGCCTCGCCGTGAGCGCGGCGCGGTCTATTGACGGAAGCACTTTCGCGACAATGACGAATGCTGTTGCGGAAGTCGCGTTCGGCACATATCGGATTGATTTGTCGTCCGCAGATACGTTGGGAAATCACTTGATGTATAGGCTGACGGCATCGAGCGCCGACGATCTTCTGCTCTCGCTTCATACGCAGCCATAGGGGGCTTCAATGGCGATCACCACAGTTGACGGCGCAATCGCCGGGATGCAGCCGCCGAACTTTATCGCAAAGGCTGTGAGCGCAACGCTGACGGCGGGGATGCCATTTGGCACTTGGTTTCTTGCCGGAAGTCCGTCATCAGGATTGATTAGAACCGCAATCGGCGGGATCGCGCTTACATCCACGGCATCCAATCGACAGGGACAAGTGCCATTCAATAACCCGGGCAGTGGCAATCAGTATCTTGCGCGGCTTCAAGGTAACGCGCTTCAGGCTGGTGTTTTGATCCTTTGCGACCGGTTGCTGGATGTGAACGTGACCAGCACAGGGCCGACACCCGTAACGGTCGCGACGGCTTCGACCGTGAGTTCAACCGGCATTCTGGCTCGCGATGCAAATGGCAGTAGTGCTGGCGTCGGCGTGATGCTTGGCTTCGAAGTGACGACCGTTCTTGCTGGTGCTGGTGGGACAATCAGCGCGAGCTATACAAACAGCACCGGCACCGCGGCGCATACCGCGACAACGCTAAGCACGATTGCCGCCGCTGCGCCTGTGGGAAGCATTTTCTTTACTGGCTTGGCAGCGGGCGATATCGGTGTGCAATCAATCCAGACGTTGACGTTATCGACCGCATGGACCAGCGGCGCGATAAGTGCCCTTCTATATCGTCCTATCGCTGCGTTGGAAATTCAGGCGGCCGGAATACCGAACGCTATCGATGCGCTGACGGCTGGCTTCCCAAAGCTTTACAATGGGACGGTGCCATTCTTCATCTTCGTGCCGAACACGACGACCGCCACAACGATTCAAGGTTCGATGGTCACGACACAGGGATAAATTAAGTGTCAAATCGCGGTTGGGGCACCGGTCGCGGATACTGGTCCTTTAATGCTTGGAATTATGACCGGCTGCGAACCGTCAATCGCGGCGGCAAGCTGCTGCGCGATCCAATCAATTTCGGCCAGAACCGACTCTTCACGCCTGCGGCCGAGTATGACGAGGCACAGCCGCAAGTTTTTGTGTCGTGGTTCTGGACCGCGCAGATAAATGCGACGTTCTCGCAATATTCCTTCACTGGCCAATCGGTTACCTTCACCTCTCAAAAGACTGGTCCTTTTCCTGCCGACTACAAGCAGTTGGTATCGCCTACGCAATTGTTAGTCCGCTACGGCTTCAAACCACAAGGTACTTTAGCAACCGGAGCATTTTCACTTTCAGTTAATGCAGGCTTCTATTCCCTGACGGGCGAAGCGATAACGCTTGCTGCGGCAAGGAAGCTATCAACAAACGCGGGCCTCTATTCTTTTGTCGGCGAGACCGTAACGCTGGCTAGAGCGCGCAAGTTGATTCCTGCTACCGGCTTTTACGCGTTGACCGGCGAAGCTTTGACGTTTGCGCGGACTCGAAAACTGATTCCGGCTACCGGATTTTATTCTTTAACTGGCGAGGCAATCACCTTCGCTGCCGCGAGAAAGATCAGCACGAACGCTGGTTTCTATGCCTTGACTGGCGAAGCCGCCACGATGGCAAAGACGCGATTGCTCACCGGCAATACCGGGTTCTATTCGCTCACAGGCGAAGCGGTCACACTAAGCGCGGCCCGAAAAGCAATTCCGGCGACCGGCTTCTTTAGCCTGACCGGCCAAGTGGTGACGCTGACATACGCCCCTGTCGTGACGACCGGCTTCCGGCATGACAATTATATTTTCGTTGCGCCGACAAATCTTCAAGTCCGCTACGGCTTCAAACCACAAGGTCAATCGACAAAAGCAATTGCCTCGGTGCGCGGGCTCTATTCCTTTGTTGGTCAAGCGGTCACGCTAACAACGACCAGCGCAAAGGTTCTTACTGTTGCTCCTGGAAAATATGCGCTTTCAGGAGAAGGAATTTCGTTCACCATAACCATGCCCATCAGCATGGGGACCTACACGCTGACCGGACTCGACGTTATAGAGACGCGTGGACGCTCATTGGCGGCGGCGTCTGGCTTCTACTTAGAAACCGGGAAAATCTCGACATTGGCCGTCGCTCACAAGTTGAGCACCAATGTCGGAAAATACAATCTCACTGGCGAAGATGTCACGCTTGCGCGAACCGGAGCAAAGGTTCTCGCGGTCGATACTGGAAAATATGCGCTGACCGGCGAACCCGTGACGCCAAAGTGGGCGCATCAACTATCCGCCGCAGCGGGAAAATATACGCTGACCGGCGAAGTCAGTTCGATGGTGAGGGCGCGAAATCTTCTCGCGGCTCCCGGCTTCTATGTGACAACTGGCGAAGCAATTACCTTCAAATACAACAAGGGAATCGTTCCAGCGGCCGGGCATTACAACTTGACCGGTGAAGATGTCACGATTTCGGTTACGGGCAATTTCGTTCTGGCGGTCAATACCGGTTTGTTTTCGCTATCCGGTAAAGCTTCCACATTGGCGCGAAACCGATCCACCATTCCGGATGCTGGCAAATATTCCCTTACAGGCAAAGACTTATCAGTAAGGTGGACCCATGCGCTGGCCCCAGCGACAGGCTTCTTTTTCTTTAGAGGCAAGGATGGGACTTTCACTCTTGGCAGTGCGATCAAGATTCTCAGCACTCCGAATCTGCTAGGTGATGAAAGCACGGTGTCCCTGAACGCTGATGACGACACGATAACACTTCGCGGTTATACTGACACAGTGAATCTCGATGGAGATATTTGATGCCTGCACAGAACCAAGATTTTGAAACCTTCGCTGGCAATTCCATCTCTCCAATCTTCACGGTGACGAACGGCGGCGTGGTCGTGGACATATCGACCGTGACTGAAATTTCATGGTCGATGCAGCTTGACGCTGAGAGCGCAGCGCTCGTGACCAAGCTGAAGTCAGCCGGCCAAATTGTTTTCGTGACGAACGGCACGGACGGCAAATTCAAAGTCAATATTCTTGGGACCGACACGATAGGCAAATCCGGCTTCTACATTCACACGGCGACCATCACGGACGGCAGCGGAAACCAAACCACGGTGTCGATCGGTCGAATGCAAGTCGCGATCCGTCCGCTGTGGAGTTACAACCCAGCCTCAATAGCCACCTCATCGCTTTATCAGGTGCGGATGTTGATCGGTGATGTAATCCAATCCGAACAGCAAATGATGGACGAAGAAATTCGATGGCAGATAACGCAATACCCCAGTGTTTGGGCCGCAGCCGCCGCCTGCGCTCGGATGATTGCGGCCAAGTATGCCCGTATGGCGGATACCGTTCAGGGCGATGTGCGGACGATGTATAGCTCGAGGACCAGAAGCTACATGGCGGTTGCAGGGTCATTGGATTTTCAAGGCAAAGGTCGAAGCGGGGCGCTTGCTTACGCTGGTGGAATTAGTAATGCGGACAAGATCAATCAGGTCGAGGACACCGACCGGGTTTCGCCGCAATTCAATATCGGCATGGACGATAATCTTCTGCCGGTTGGCCCTGTTGGGAATCAAACGCCGATTGGCCCGCAACCAGACGCGAGTAATAACTAATGATTACCGTTGTCGTTGACGGCCGCGCTGCGCTGGCCAAGTTTTCTCCGGCCGGAATCCCGGAAGCGGTCCGACGCAACATGCGGGCTGCAATACCTGGGCTCTTGAAGGATCTGGCGGCCGAGGTGAACAAGAACCTCAACAGCGGACTGCAAAGCAGGACGCGAGTGCAGATTAAAAAGGGCCAAGGCGAAATGGTCGAGAATGCTTCTGGCATTACGGGTCGAATGGAAATGATTTGGACCGGCGACCAGAAGCAGGCAATGGTGCCCGAGGTGCTGGAAAGCGGATCAAAGCCGCATGTGATCGCCGCAGTGAATGCCAAGTCGTTGGCATTCTATTGGCCGGTGATCGGCGGAATGGCATTCTTCAAACAGGTGATGCACCCGGGCTTCCCGGGCATCCACTACATGGAGAATGCTTTTGAATCGATGAAGGCTGAAATTGTGCAGCGAATGCAAGATGCCGTTATGAAGGGCACGAAGGAATGAGTACCTACACGCCGATTATGGAGGCACTGCTCGCGCTGCTGGAATTGAAGTGTGGGACGTTATTCAAAACCTACAGCCGCCGCCTCGTGATGTGGGAGCAATTGACCCAGACCATTGGCGTCAACCAGATTGCCCAACCCGCGCTTTATCTTTTCGATGGGATGATTTCGCCTGAGAGTGGAGTTATCACCTACGAGCGAACTGCTCGGTCTGTGCCGAACAAGCGCGAGCTCCAACGGGCGATTGTAATCTACGCACAGATACCTGGGGGCGGGACTTCTGGCGGAATCGATTTGACGACGCCGGGAGGGGACACACTCTTTCCGTTGATCGAAGCAATAGAGAATGCATTAGAGCCCGACCCTTCCGACCCGACAGGCGCTCAGACACTTGGCGGGTTGGTTTACAGTTGTTGGCTTCAAGGAAAGGCTTATACATTTCCCGGGGACATTGATCCGACCGGACAGGGAATGGCAGTGCTGCCGGTCAAGCTAATGGTGCCATAAAAAGGAAAAACGATGCCAAAGGAATTAAAGACCAAGCTTGACGATATGGAATTCACGATCCCCGCAATGAACATTGCGCAACTTCAAAAGTGTGCCGAGGTGATGAAGAAAGGCGACTTCTCTGGTGGTCTTGAGATTTTAAGGATCATTTTTGAACGCGCAAACCCACAACCAAATTGGGAAACGTTCTCACCGACGATGGATGAAATCGGTGCGACGGTTCGCGATGCAATGGCCCTATCTGGAATGGGAAAGAAAGAAGACGACCCTCAGGTGGCGGCGGCCTAGGTGACGCAAAGCCGCTTGGCGATGATCTGTTTCAAGAGATTTTCGGCGTGTTGCAAACCGAGTGCGGTTACACTCCAAGCGAGATCGATCAAATGACGTTGCTGGATGTTCAACGGTTGGCGAGGTACTGGCGCGACAACCCGCCGCTGACCGTTCTGGTGAAGATCATTGCGGCATCGCTTGGCGTGAAATTCGATAAGCCTGACAAATCAAAATATATGTCGGCAGATGAGTTCAAATCGCTGGTGGCTGCGACTGGTCAAGGCCGCACCATTATCGGGGGCAATTGATGGCTACGACGATTGACCCGGTACTCGTCGAGTTCGGCGCAAAGATCGACGCGCTGGTGAATGGCGTTAACGAGGTCAAGACGCACCTCGCTTCTATCCAGCAATCGGCGGATTCCCTCGGGGACGGTTTTAATAAGCTGAAGGAAATTCTGGCGACCGTATTTTCGGTCGAGGCGGTCATTCACTACATCGAAAGCATGGCCGCGCTCGGTCTTCAGATCGAGCGAAACATGTCGATCCTCGGTGCGTCTGCTCAGACCGTGGTTCAACTCGGCGGAATGGCCCAGCTCGTCGGACAGGATATGGACGGGCTCGCACTAGCGTTTAACCGCCTGACACTGAACGTACAGAAGTCCACTCGCGATGCCTTC